TTTCGTCAACATCAATGAATCTACAATCTGAACCGATACAATCAGATATCAAGAAGAAACAAGTACAAAGCACTGCTGTGTAGCCCATTTCACTCAATAGAAACCGGGCTGCAACGTGAGAGAGAAAATCCCATCTCCGTTATTTTTAAAATGAACCCTAGTAGAACCACGAGCATAATTGTAAACCTGGGTAAAGTACTCACACCAACCTATGTCGGTATAAATGCAACGAGGTACATCAGTATTTGCGGCAGCCCACTGAGCATATCTATTAGTAAACCAGGGGTTCACAGTAACATCACCAACTGGGTTAGTACGAAAAACGGTCATAATATTCAACAACTGTTTAATGCTCATGACCTTCTCACCCATGCAAGTAGCGGGTTCCTTAAGGCCACTCTGATAAAGTAAAACAGAGCCTGTTGGTGGGGCAGGATAATACCTGCAGGTGATGGGAATGGAAAATTCATAATCCTCATCACCAGAAACAGTAACAATGATCTCAACAGCCGTAGAAACTGTTGAAGGTGCATTAAGTGGAGTCTCAGCAACAACTGAGATTGTACCTATAGACTGATTAGTTTCGGAATACTGTTCCTGCCAGATAAAGGGTACAGAATATTCGATGGAGTTGGAAATAGACAAGTCCCACAAAACTGAGTTAGCAGTCAAAGGTTGGTTAGCTATGTCAGGATATATACCAGTAGACAAACTAGTAGATATTGAAGGAATAAAGGAAACCAACAACCTACCAGTGTGAAATTTTGTCTTGCAACACATAAATGTGAATTTAGTAGTCCCACGCCAATATCGAAATGCGTTTGCCAGATACATTAAGTTAGTGGGGTAAATGCAACTCTTATCAGTAAAAGTAGCGGTGGAAAGTTGATGAGGTATACCAGCATTGAAGAAAAATACAATTGGACAAACCTCAGTACCCCAAACACACGAGTTGGTATTGGTGGAAGTTGAGTAAGCAAACTTACCTAACATGGAAGGTCGCGAAGTAATGTATGAAATCGCCATCTCATCAAGGTTTGTACCACAAAAATCTGAAAGTGGCGTGATTTTGTTGGCAAGAAGAACCCCCAAACTAGCAGTAACGTCAGGTCCATCAGAATTACACAAGTAGTTATTTGTAGTACGACAATTACGAACCATGGGTACATTTACAATGGGTTTTGAATACCCAAAAGCAGCCGCAGCTTTAGACAAGATGGCGGTGAGCCAAGAAGCAACACCACTTACAGAAGATATGTATGGTATGCCAAGACCAGAAACAGCAGCAGTAGCTGCTGAAATTTTAGTCAAGGCTTTAGAATAAACCATAGATTCCTTTTCAGTGGGGGGTAACTTCTTCTCAAGTGAAGATTGATAGGTGAGGGTAAGAGGGGAGGTGGTATTAGCACCAATGAACTCAACGTCTTCAAGCCAAGCACGAATAGCAACACTCATCGTGTTATTAGTAGGTGCAGAAACTGCATTTGTCAAAGAGTTCAACGTAAGAATACCATACGACCACGGTCGTGAAGTAAAGGGTAAGTAGTCAAAAGTATGAACATATGGGACCCTGATCACAGCATTGTCGGTGTCCTCAGTGGACCAAAGTGGACCTGGGAGCATAAACGCACCGCACTTGTTGGCTCCACGATCCAAACCACCACTGGCAGGTTCTGGTTGCCAACCAAGTTTAAACATGCCAACATTGAAAGGGTTGGTGATTGTTTGAGCCTTAAAACACATTGTTGCTCGCCAGCCAACAATATTCTTAAGATTACTCAAGTATGGAAAGACGTTATAGACGGTAGTACTGTCAATCTGTCGTCTAAACACAACTACAGGTAAAGAGGGTGAATAATCACCCCGGAAAATCATAAAAGGCCTACCTAAAATAACTTTTGGGTCAGCGTTATAGTCAGAAGGTAGAGTAGAAGGTTGGAAACGGGTATCAAGGACCATGGTATCAACTCCGGTTTTCTCCACATAAAGTGTATTATTAACAGAGTTAGAGCCAGCATCCATCATATCCATATTACAGGTCGTATTACTCTTAACGTCATCGCCACAAGAAATGGCGCAAATGCTAGTATACTCAGTTGTAGTAGCGGTGAATTTTTATCCACTACAATTATCACCATAATGTAGTGGTTTTGTGACTCCTGGTGAACGTGGGGGCTGCCCACGGTCCCACCTGGTTGGTAAGGCTAAATAGCCAGGACCTAAACATATGTAGTTCCGCCGGAGAGTCTTTTTGTTGTCACAAAATATTATTAAGACTCATTCGTATATGGTACACAGAGGTTAGTATTTGGGGTCAATTGTGGAGGTGAAGGCGCGTAGGGACTCCTGTTTAAAAGGAATTCCCAACGCTGAAACTGTGTAACCATAATGGACCCCGGCTTGTTGGGCAAAAGCACCAGAATACTCATGCCACGTAGCAGCATCATGAAGACTAAGCTCACAAAAGAAGGTGTTGAAAGTGATCCACATGTCTTTATCAGACATTTCGGAACGCTCCCAAAGTGTCATTTGAATGACACTCTCAAGTCGTAGTGAGGGGAGGTATGCAACCTTCCCATTACTAATAACCTTGTTGAACGACCTCTTCAAAAACTCAACATCCTCTATAGGACGATAGCTAAAAATGTCACCATCTTTTTTTTCATTGGTATATGTCATACCAACGTTTTTCATATAATTTGTAAGGGCAATCTGGTCAAAAGGAAATCGTGAGCGGGCGAGAGTATCAGAAACGGCAATAAGATTGTCATCTCCGTATACTTGAGGTTGAACATGTAGGCGATAAATCTCCCACATGTTGTTAGGGTAAAGAACACTAGCATGGTCATACCAACAACACGCAATAATTGTCAAGTTGTAAAACGAGTTAATAAAACTAGTCAAAGGATGTCCACTTGGCAAAGACTTATGCCACTGGTAAATGACATCCGCAGTGAAACCATCACCGCCAATGTGGCGAGAGTGTAAAACCTCATACCACAAAACGCGACGGACTCTTTGGTTCTCTGCACTGTCACCGTACCACTCGTTAATGCGGTCCAAAATGGACCATGTAATCTGAGGTACCTGAGCTTTATCAAACCCAGAGAAGTCACCAGCAATAATATTGTTGCCCTTACGGAGGAGGTTTTCGGCAAGCCCAGTCCACTCCCTGTACGCGTTAATACCAACACACACGCTGTTATGAATACGCGTGGCTTGAACAGCATTGGTAAAGTCAAGAAAATACATACGACACAAAATATTATACAAAATGGGGCATGCAGCAACAAGACGTGTCTTGCCTGTAGCAACCTTTTCGGGCGAGCGAAGCTCATCCTTAAGGAAGTCGGCAAAAATATGCAAGCAGCGCTTGTTCTGTTTTGCCATGTCAAGGACATAGTCAACTTCACGCATGAGGTCGCGATGCGCCTTACTAGTGAAATCATAGTCGCCATCACGACCCCAAAGAAGTTTCTTAGTAATACCAAGAGAACAACAAGGGTAACCAGCTGACGTACTGCGAGGAATACCTTTATTGTCAAGTGTTGAGACAATGGCATCATGTGCAGTAAGCACCTTCCTTCTGTGACCAATAGAAGTCTCCATAAATGGTCGGAAGGCAGCGATGGAAGCTTGGTCGAGCTTGCTTTGTCGTATAGAGACGACATCTCCAGCATAACCAGCCATAGCGTTGGCCATAGGGTTAATATTTTTTTTTGGATACATCATAGCAGGCTGTGTGACACGAGGCCACACAATCTTACTAGGACGTAAAGTTGTATTCCGGTTAAGGTTCATCGGACGACTTGCCTTAGCCAAAGTTTCAAAACCCTCATGCGCCAAAAGGCCAACAGAATCAACAACTTCAACATCAGGGAAACACTCATCACTAACTGGTTGAAATCTAGCACACACATGGTCAATCATATTACGTGTAATAACGTTGCAAGCACCTGTACCAACAGAATTGCCTGCAACATGCAAACCAACAATTTGGCGTTGCATGGTGCACCCCATGTTCTCAAAATACACAACAGCACCACAATCACCTGAAACAGACTTCGCACAATAAGGTAAAATAGCGTCGTTATTGACGCCATTTACCATGCGGGGGCCTAATTCAAGGATGGTGTTAGTGTGGTGTCTCTTGATAACATGGGAATCGTTTTCCCAGTCAACAAAGTCAACAGTAAGAGGTACAAACCTATGGTTAAATACTTGTAAGTCAGACTTCTCTATAAAAAACTTAGTAATGTCACGGTGAGCAGTAATATTCGGCACTTGAAGTGCCATGAAGTCACGAGAAGCATCAACATGAAATTTTGATGTATTGAGAAAATCCTCAAGGTCCATGTGGAAAAAGGCCCTAAAGTTCCCAAAGGATGGTCGGAAGACAACTTTCGTCATCTCAGAAAACCGTGAGTGATTAGTGATCTGTAAAGTGTAATGGTTAGGCATAATAGCTATATTGCCCTTAATAAAAAGGCATGAGCCAAGCCGCAACTCATCATCACCTGTGAGCACATGGATGTCGTAGCTATTTGAAGTAGCACGACGTCGGGCAACAGAGGACTCGGCAAGTCCATTATAAACAAGCTTCTCCTCAACAATCTCACCGGTTTTAACGGTGACAACTTCTTTTTTTTGTTTTTGTTTTTTATTTCGAGACTCAGAATCTCCAGTAATAGTGCGGTCAGTATTTTTTTTGTTGTTTTTTGAAAGGCAATGAATGAGGAGACCAACACTAGCAAGGGCCCCAAGAAGGCACATCTTACCAGTAGCACTTGTAAGAAACGCATAAGTCTTAGAAGACTTTACTTTCTCAACAAGCTCAAGCCCATAATTTTTGAAACGTGTAAACAACGAGTCATCAGTCAAGTCAAAAACCTCGGTATCACTATCACTAACACTAGACGACATACCAAGATCAAAGGAATCAAGCCCAGACTGGTGGGTAAGTCGAGCAGCTGCAGCACGAGCAATAAGGTACTCAGCCATATCCGAATCACAAACACGAGACTGCGCATCTATTTCACGATTGTGAACCATGTGCGCAACAACCTCGTCAGCAAACGTAGCAAAGCTACGTACATCAATAGAAAGAGCAGAATTTTTTTTTGTTGTCTCAGGGTCGGCAAAATCAATTGTAGCGACATTCCAAGCAACATGTTTTTGTGCGGGAGTAGCCGCTATGTATTTGTTGTAGTCAAACTTGCCTTGACCATCAATCATGTGTGCAGCAGGAATGAGACGCACACAATGGTGCATGCGCCTCAACACAGCATCTTGGTCACGAATGAGGTTCTGACTGGCATGGGAAAAGTTGTCAAGATTAGTCGTAGCAATAAAAGCGGGACTATTCATATAAACTTTACCCTTGTCAGCAATAGCAGCCATACGTAAAGGATGAACGAATGGATTGACAATGTCGATAAGAGCGCGAAAGTCATTATCAACATCACCAGCACTGTTGACATCTTGAAAGATGTCATCCTGCATCCAAACTGTCTGCATATTATAGCCCGTAAAATACGGGTCTTTACTCTTCACATAAATGTGACGCGAAAGATCTTTCCCACGGCCAGCAAGGGCTTCAGGGGTAAGATAAGAGTAAACAATATGAGCAGCTAAAGCCTTCATAGCAACTGTCTTACCGCAACCTGGTGACCCCTGAAAAAAAACAGAGACAGGCTGGACACGGTTACCGCGGTTGGCAACCATGGCAGGACCATACGTATCTAACATTTGGTCAATGGCTGACGTCATCCTCACAATATGAACGTTAAGAGATGGTATATTACGATGTTTGTCAGACAACGTAGCAGCCTCACGACGAAGAATGATGAGTGTGTCAAGATCATCACTCGAAAGTTGAACATCACTAACACGGTAGCGGAGGTAAACTGAATTAACCCTATCACACCACTCATTAATTTCCTTATCGGCAGAATACCACGTAAAGCGGTGTTTAGCACCAAAGTAACCAAGAACGGCGTTGACAATGTCAACAACAGCACCTCCAACATCTGAAAAGAAATCCTTAAATCCCCTAACAACATTACTGTACATAGAAGTACTACTCAAAATCTGTTTAGTAAGACTTGGTCCACTATATGCTGAACCAATAAGATAACAAGACAAAAGTGTAGTCAAGATTGCTGGAATAGAAGGTATATTGTCTGTAAGACCCTGGGGTTCAAGATCTTCACCAAATAAGTCAGAAACATTTTTTTTGATTTTTTTTGTAAGGTCCAAAACTAAGGGCCAAACTTTTTTGTGAATATCATCACCCAAAAACATGGCAATGGCAACACCAGCCAATGTAATAACAAGAGTAACCAGTGTAGTGTCAAAATCAGACTGGGATAACCAATAGATGATCACAATAACAGCAATAACAGCACCAAGACGGACAATCCAATCTTGGGCAGCATCACCAATGACCTTAATCTGTCGGTTAATGTTGGTGTTTATGGTCTCAGTAAAAGAATTGAGACCATTTCCGATTGCTTCTGAAACAGAGGCGGAAGCCTTGTCAATTGAAGCCGTAACAGCATCAGAAATACTGCCAACTGGGCCATCAAAAAGGCCCTGGTGAACAAGATCACCGAGAATATCATCAATAACTCCAGAAAGGCGGGACAGATCATGAGAATTCTGCTGTTTAAAAAGAATAGCAGAGCGAACAGCCTTGCACTCGCGTAAAACGCAAATAGTGCCAGACTCATGGGGCTTGAAAGAAACGGACTCAACACGCTTGCGCGTATTGTTGCGAATCTTTAATTGTTCACGCTCAGAGTTGTGCTTTCGCTTATAAGCAATAGCACGAGGAAAACGAAGCGGAGGAGCAAGAGATGGAGTGTACTTGAAACACTCATCACTCTTAGTCGGGAACCACTCAACTTGAGGTGGTAATGCAATTGGGGTCCACGATGAATTCACGCGGGTGGAGACAGCGTGATCACTCAAATCAATGGACGTCAGGACAGTGGAAGACCTAGAGACGTAAACGGGAGGACTCGGCTTGGAGGCTGGACCAAAATATGGTACAACCCAGTAAGAGCCCTTATCAGATGTGAAAGGGCGAGGAAGAGCACGAACAGGCGGTGGGCTAGGGACAAAATGTCTAAGCTCAGAACCATCATCAAGGAAAGTATCACATATAGTGTACTTCTGGCCACGCAAGAACTGCCAAACAGATTCAGAAGAAACAGGATCACTAACACCGAGACGATTGTAACGAACAGAACGATCATGGTAGTACTGAGAAAAAAAACCAGAGGGCAACGACATAAGAGTAGATGAAATCATCATGAAAAGCTATAGGCTTTAAATCGTTGTATAATTGGTTATAGCTGTTTCGTAGTTTTTTTGGTGGGGTTTATACTGCCCTTTACCCCGGTGGTAGCGCAGGGCTGAGAATTCAGATCCCAAATAGCTACGTATGGTGTAACTCAACCCCAACAAACGACAGGACAAGTTATCTCGGCAAGTGGTCTAAGCGCCAACATGAGATGTCACATCGGCGAGTATAGCTATACCATACTCTGGCAGGTTGAAGAACGTTATCAACAAGGCCTCAATGAAAATTCCAAGTAGAGACAAACTCACGGCAAGGAATACTAGCACAGTGGTCAGGGCAAAGAACTCTCATCTCCAAAATGGGCTGTACAATGAGTGTCCCTTTATGCAAAGAAAGAAACGAAGCGCAATTTTTGTCATCCTCAGAAGAGATTTTATCGATACAAGGCAGGAATTCACCTGGGTATTGTATCATGAGTGATATGAATGAAATGCAAATGCACAAATTAAAAACTACTGTGTAACAATTCAATGTTACTTCTATAATAATAATAAAAGGGTACAATTAAGACCCAAAGAAACCACAAACGTAGCAAATAAATGCTACTCATAAGATACAATTACATAGGATCAATAAAGATCCAAAAACCTGTGTGGGGTTTTTTGTCAAGAAACTTCCTTTGTCTAGACCTCAATGAATTATACCACAGTTCAACTGAATGTGGAAACAGAGCAGGACGCAGGCAGCGGCTTAACACCGCTGGTAAACAAGTGATGCAGGGGGAATACCCCTG